AGATAAAGTTTCTCCCCGGCTGCAAGGATCTTGTGTGTTCCGTCAAGTGCGCCAAGGTCTACCTCTGTCCCCTTCGCAGGGAAGGCAGGGGAAGAATCAAACTCTTTCGTAACTATCGCATTAGACGAACTGTCTTCAAGCAGGATAACGCACTTGTTGGAATCGTCTATGCCTGCCGCTGTACCATTGGAAACAATACTTGCCTTAGTCAGCGTTATAGCATGGTCAGCAGGGACTACGAACAGGCTATGGTCTGTAAGGTCAACACCTGCGGAGAGAGCGTCAATATGGACAGGCAGTATATGCATCCTTGCAGAAGCATCAAGTTTGCCAAGTGTCCATATGCCGTCATCAAACAATGCCCTTGTTGCAGCATCGGCATTGAACGAACCATCCTTGAAAGCAAGGATTATCTGTGCATTGTCGAATGAGTCAGCGTCAAACTTAGCTGCCACCGTTGCCGCATCAAAGTAATCATCTGCCATCATAGCCCGCCCAGCTGCACTCTTTGCAAGTGCGCCTGCGGCTATCGTTCCAACAGTTACAGCTTTGGAGTTTACACCGTCATGGTCATGTCCTGCTGATGTGCTGAACACGGAGGTCAGCATTTTAGGCAGGTTTTGCCATCTGAAGAAATAGGCCATCAATAACCCTCCTTATGCTGTGTGGCTGTCAAGGACTACGAAAGCGTCTATCTTGCCCTTAGTCGCATTGGCAGTTCCGCACTGGTAAGTGAAACGAATATACCTATCGAGCTTGTCATCATAGTCCGACAGGTCAGCTTCAAAGATAGTGTATCCTGCAACAAGCGTTGCCTGAGCAAGCGTTGCCGAAGTCCAAAGCGCAGTTGCGCTTCCAAAATTTACATCATCGTCTGTTTCAAGTACCACCGCAAGTGTTACGTTATCTCCTAAGCTGTCAAAGGCTTCTCCTGCAACTCGGCAGATAACCTTGCAGTCGTTGCGGATATTCCTGTCTGTTGCACCAAGGTCTATTACATTAGTGCTTGCTGTTGCTGTCTGTGCAGTGATAACCTGTGCATCACTCATTACTAGATTGTTGTCTACAAACATATTTTATTCCTCCTATTTTTAATTCTTTATTTTTAAACTGTTCAACTATCTGGAATTACCGGATAGTTAAGAAACAGTTGCCTCAGCGTTGGCGATTGCATCACACTTCTTAATGGGTACTCCCCAGAAAGAGGTTACAGGCTTTCCTGCAAAGTCGTTAATGCCAAGCATTACGTTGTGCTTCTGCATAGCCATTATGTCAAGCCACTGCTTTACAGTTGCGTTGCAGTAGAATACAGGCTTTACTCCGCTCATACTTGGGAAGCGATGGTATGCCTTTATCATCTCGGTAATAATATCAGCGGAAGTATCAGCGGCACTGTTGAATGTAGCAAGGTTGCTTACGTCAATATTGGCAATACGTACAGCGTAACGCCAGTCAGGGAGAGCAACTCCGCAGTCCCATGCAAAGTGTGAGCGATAACCCTCATATAGCCCGTTAGTGGAATCACCAAGTGTTACCTGTCCCTTGTCCTCAAACTTCAGACCTGCTGTTGATGCCTTCGGATATACGCCAAATACTGTCCTCGGAGACCAACCGATAAGCCATATTGAGGTATTGTCATCTGCCGCTCCGCCCGCTGAAAGCACGTTATAGCCTATGTTGCTTGTAGTAGCACTGATTGCATTGTAGTAATTGGCAAGCCCCTTGAACTCCTCAGGAGCAGTTGATACATTCCCGTAGAACAGGGTGTCTGCAAATTCCTGTGCCATACCTTCAAGCTGTGCTACAGACTCAGATGCCCTGAAAGCTGCGGTATTCCCGTTGAGGTCAGCAAGCCTCTTGTCGCACTCACTGTATGCTTCAAGCATGGCGCAAGCGACATCTTCCTGTGTCGTGGTAGACTTGCTAGGCACAACACCTTTGTTAATCTGTCTCCATGTCGGCGCAGGGATAGACATTCTGCGAGTATAACGGTGTCCTGTGGGAAGGTTTCCCTCAGTCCATATCATATCATCGAGGACTTCGTTCTTCTCGTTAAGGATCTCCGCTATTGTTGCGATACCGCCGTCAGGGTCAAGTCTCGATGCTACGTCTACTAGATTAAGTTTTGTTCCGATAGTGCTCATATATAATTCCTCCTATTTTTTATTTGAGATTGTTATTTTTTGCTGCCAAACATGCCCTCCAGCCCCACATATGGGTCACTGGAACGTGGCTTGTTTCCTCTTTTGGACTCTAGTTCCCCTTGAGGTTCTGCTATGCGTTCTCCAGCCTTAAACATGGCACGGAAGATGTAACTGGATATTCCAGTTTCAGCAAGCCATTTCCTTTCCTCTGGAGAAAAGAGTTCCTTAAAGCCCTTTTCTGCAATAGCTTTCTTCGCATCAAAGTCATCTTTGAAAAGAGGGTCATTCTTGACGTTGCTTTCCCACTCAGATACTTGCTTTTCCCATGCTTCGGCGGTCTTAGTCCGAATACTTTCAACCTGTTTAGCCTGAAACTCAGCAAGTTTCTGTGCTTTATCGGGAGATATTCCCATTTCTTTAAGAAGAGTCCTAGCCTCTTTTATTGCTTCTTCGTCAACAGACACACCTTCGGGAAGTTCAGGCTTCCAATCATCACCGACAATCTCGTCAGCTTTGACTTCTTTATCTCCTTCAGCAGGAGCTTCTTCCTTCGGAGTAACAGGTGCGCCTTCTTCCGTGAACAGCCCTTCTGCTTTTTCGTCAGAGGTCTGTGTCTGTTCGGTCTGCCCTTCGGTGTTTTCCTGCGGAACAGACGTATTCTCAATTTCTGCCATAATTATTATCCTCCTGCTTTATTTTTTTAGCTTCTTTGCACATTTCAATATAACGGTCGGGGCATACTTCCATGATATCCTGATAGACTAACAGCCCCAAGTTTCTCATGCCCTCATAGAAGAATGACCATGAGTTGCCCTGCATTGTAGTCCTGAATATATATGACTGTTCAAGAAGACGGTATATAAAACGCCTCCCTTCTACACTTTGCATAATGAAAGCTATATCGCCAAGCTCACGTTTCTTTATATGCTCGGCTTTTAACTGCATTATCTTGTCATCTGGTCTTTTAGGGTCAGCCCTCACAACTACACACCAGCCTCGCCAAACATAGCCTGCATAGCATTAGTATTATTGCCCATGTCAGTTTGCGACAAATCCTTAGCCGCTCCTGCTCCCTGCTGTGCCATTGCCATCATCTGTGCCATCTGCGCCTGTTGTGCCTGTTGTGCCTTCGCCTGTTCCACTTCCTCATCGGAGCGTATCAACTTAACAGGTATGCCAAGCAGTTCACCGTACTGGTCAACTACCTCAGGAGCATTGACCTTCATCAAGGCATCAGGGAAAGCCTTTGCTATCTCGGCAATCATGCCTATCCATTCACGAATAGCCGTAGTCGCAACAGCCTTCTGTGCCTGTGCAAGGATAGATACATACTCTATCTGCAACGGTTGTCCCTGTATCTCCTGCGGTGGTTCAGGCAACAGCCCGTTGCGGAACATTATCCCAAACGTGCGCTCAATGAGAGGCTTCAACAGCGTTTCTTCCTGTTGCTCTATTGCAGGACCAAGCATAAGCATCTTTTCCCTTGTCATCTCTGCAACTTCAAACGCTGTCTTCTGTTGGTCGGCAACCTGTTGGAGCATCAGGAACATGTCAACGTAGAACGCTTTATTGATCCTTTCGACAACCTGCTGTATCGAATACTCCAATCCCTCAAAGTTGGGATTGAAAGCGTATATCGGGCGTATGCCGTACTGCATATCATTAGCAGGGACAAGCGTTACGCCCCCAGGAGTTAGGTCAACATTCTCATTCCTGAGAGACGCAGGCATCATTACAGGCGGGTCAACGTGCTTGTCCAGTGCCTCTAGCGTGTCAAGACGCATATCCTGAAGCATACGGACATCACCGATGGTATCCCATGACGGTCCTCTGCCGTAAGAATCACCGCTGATAGTTTCCCAACGTGGGGCAAGTATCGGGAATTCTTCATACCCCTTTACCTGTAAGAACCCATCACCTTTCGCTCCCTTTTCCCAGTAGGCTGATATAAACTCTTTCCCTTTATAGTCCAGTCGCTTACTCTGCTTGTCAGGATTAGGCATAATAATGTGATTGACCATGTACCAATCTTCGGTCTGTTGGTTCCTAACCTTCGCCCTGACTTGGTCGGAACATTTATCCTCACCGAATTGCTCTACCATTTGCCCCGCTGTCATCCATATCTCACGACATACAGCATTGACATTCAGCCTTGAATCAAGTCCAAGCGCATACTCGCCTATGGTATAAACCCTCAGCCTTATAACATCTTCGACATCTTCTGACACAAGGGCGCAAGCTGTACCAAATCCGCCCAACTCCTGATAAATAGCATGGAGTGCAGGATAAGCGTTACTCTCTGAGAATACCATGTACATTCTGCGCTCTACCTCGTCAAGCCATGCCCTCACTGTTACGTTGTCCCGTAACTCAGGATTAGGCAAGCCCAACCTAAACCAAGGTCGACTTGGAGAGGTAAGCCCTGTTAAAAGCCCTGCCGATAATACACGCAATGCCATCTTTGCGGCATTTTGGACAATCTTGTCATCCCTGCGCTTGCCCTCATTAGGGTTCTCACCGTCAAAGCGGCCATGGTATGGGAGCATGAAATCCCTAATATCCTTCCACTCGTTAAGCCATGACTGCCTATCCCTCAGCAGACTGCTTTTATATCTCTCAGCCTCCTGTATGTTTAATTCCTTCGGCATATTGCCACCACCTTATTCTCCCAACAGGCGTTTCTTTCCTGTCGCTGACTCCTGTTCTCCTGCTAGAATGGTCGACTGATAACCACGCCTCTTAGCCGCCTGCTTAAATGTCTTGCTCTTAGACTCATCAGCCTCTTTCATAACTGGCATCTCAGGTGTTTTTATATCAGGTGTCCCAAAACACATTAACTATTCCTCCCTTTCAACTCTTTATTCTCTTTATGCAGTTTTATGCAATTACTTTCAAGCCTTGCCAATGCCTGTGCAATAGAGTCTATAGCCTGCTCACCACTGACAGGACATTCATAGTTATTCTTCGCTGTCCAATCTGCAAAGTGGAGGTGAAGCAGTTCATGGACTACGATCCATTCCAAGTTGTACTCCCCGTCATAGTCCGTTGGGTTAAGTATCTTTATAAAGCCTTCCCTTGAGTTGACGTTAAACGTACATTCACCGAGTGCGTCAGAGTTACTAAACTCCCTTGCCCTGTAGAAGTCTATTGTTACCTCCCAGTCCTGTAAGCGCAATATCTTCTGCCACTTTGAAGCCAACTTAGCCAGATTGACCATCACATTATCCCCGCTATTTCTGTGAGTTTCATCACACTTTACCAAGTAAAACTGTGATTTTCTTATTTCTCTTGCCACCATGCAGTTCGACAATGGGACAGCCTAACTCCTCAGGCGGGAAATTCTTCTGGATAGCATAGCCTCCCCTCTCCTGATAGCTCCCCGAATTGACAAACCACATTGTTTTCTTGATAACTTCATCACAGTGCCGTTGCGGTATATAGACATTCTCGGGAAAGGAAATGATCCCGTGAATATGCCCCATGCAATAACAATCACAGATGACAATGTTCTTTAACCGCTCTATTGCGTTAGCCTTCGCGCCTCTTGTACGCCCGTTAGAACTCCCATGAGTGAGATATATCGTATAGTAATTATCCCGCCCACGAGCTGGATTATATCCAAAGCGCACTTTGAGAAGCACTTCATGACCAAAGAAGGGAACATCTAACTTGTACGAGAGTATCTCAGGCGTAGACAAGCCGACCTCTTTATCAATTCTGTCCTCATGGTTGCCTGTAATAATGCCCCATATGCGATCTTTAATGGGCAACAAAGCTTTCTCGGTTACTTCTATCTGCTCACGGGGTGAATACTTCTGCCTATATATATCGCCTACGGAGCATTTTGTAACGACATCCATCATATCCCCATTGAGAACGCAATACCTGTTTGGAGCCACCTTGATATAGTCTATGTACTGCTTAAACAGCGCATCATTGAAGAACGGGCTTCCGATATGCATATCAGACAGCGGAAGAAACTCTACAGTCTCGTACTCATTCGACAGGTTGACAGGATATACTCGCACACAATCCCTCCCTTGGCTTTATTTCGTGCATAATAACACCTAATTAACAGCTGTTTTCGTGCAGGAATTAAAACAAAATAACTTATGCAAAACTAAAGTTGGATTTTATATTTTGCTATAACCCCTTTAACTTACCCTTTATGATACCCCTTTAACTTGTGCCTTAACTTGTGCCGTGGGTATTTCCAAAATGGAAACAACCATCAAATACGTGCCACCACGAAACTGATAACATATCGTTGACGGCAACTAAATGATAATCCTGCCACGGCAAGCGGCACTACCTTGCATCTCCATATAGGTGACAGATGCCAGTTCTGTCCTCGTGGCAGGATTTAAAAAGCCTCCCCACGAGCAACCATGAGGAGGCTTAAAACTCTGCCTGCCCGTACTCAGGACAATTGAGCCGAGACATGACAGTGGCTAGTCTGGGTTGCTCCCTACTAGCAATATAATATTGACGCTACGGACATAAATGAAACTAGCATGATTATCAAATATACTTACATCGCACACAACTTAAGTATATTTATTACCGCTTACTACCTTAACCGGCTATTTAAATTACCGCTTGCTTCTGCCTCGCCTGTCGAGGTGATTATAGTCTTTCTTTACACGTGAAGGTATCAGTGACAGCGTGTCCATCATAGCGTTACATTGTACTTCCTCTGCAAATGTCATAGCAAGCGCATCAGCCTTATCAGGGCTAGGCAATCCACGCTTGCGCATATCTTCTTTGCGCTCTAAACCTATCTTGCCATTGGCTGAATAGTAATACTCAGGCGCGCATAAGTCATCACGCAGGTCAGTGTTGTCAGGAACACAGCCGCCCGCCTCCAGCCACTCCTTCATCTTCCACCACATTTCGACACGCTTATTGACGAACCGAGTTGAATCACCTGCCGAGCCTCCGAAGTAGACAGGCATCGGATTAAAGTGCAAAGTGCGAAGCGTATCAACTACCCCTGCTCCCCAGCCTGTAACATCAACAAAGCAAGCATCACATTCATTCTCACGCCATATTCTAGCAATAGCCTGTGCAAACTGTGCAGTGTCCACGTTGCGACTTGACCATAACTCCTGTGCAACCAAACCTTGTCGCATATAAATAACGCTTGAGTCATCGCCGAAATAGCTGACATCACAGCCCAATATCTTTGGCATATGCCCGTACACGTTAATGCGGTGCGCCTGCCTGATAGACTTGTCAATCAAATCAGGGCTTATAAGCTGCGCCATTGATGTTGAAGGGAACTCACCGAGAACACGCACTTTATAAATATCACTGTCGGCTCCGTAGGCTTCGGCAATCTCGACAGCGTAGTCTGGACTTACATGCGGACTATCTAAGCAACTAAACGTCAGCCGTTGCCATCTGTCCCTGTTGCGGTGGAAAGCATCATAGAAATAGCCGGTATTCCTTGTAGGGTTTGCGGCCATAAGAACTCTTGCTCCTACCGTTGAAAGCGTACCCTGTGCAACCTGGAACACTACGTCAGGAACTCCGGAGGCTTCATCGATGAGAAAGAACAGGTTGTCATCATGGAACCCCTGTAGAGCTTCAGGGCTTTCTTTACGACCTGTACGAGCGACAGCAAAGCCACTCGCACCGCTATAACGTACCATATCAGCCGTAATCTCAAGGGAAGATTTCCACGGCTCTAATAGCTTGTCCCCCCACTTGCGAACCTCCGACCACAACACGTCAGACAACTGATGAGCTGTAGGAGCTGTAACAGGGATTTTAATGTGCTGATGAGTTGTGATCCCCCATAATATCAGCCAGGATAACAACGTTGATTTGCCAGTACCATGCCCAGACTTGATAGCCACTCTTGCATTGTCGCAGGCAAAAGCCCGTAACGCTTCAGTCTGCTGTGGCGAAGGCACAACTCCGAGACACTCGATTACAAACTTAACGGGATCGTTGCGCCATGAGATAACAAGATCAATTATCCGCTCATCCATCATTTTTACCCTCAGAAGGGAGGTATAAAGTATCCTCCCCAGTTAAAACAGGTGGCTCTACGTGGCTTGTAGTGAGTGCCTGCCTAGCTTCGACCATCTCCAGGAGCTGTTTTGGCGACATTTCAACGTTTAATTGAGTTGTAGTTTTCATTGCCAAGACATCAGCTATTAAATTAAGTGAGTTGCTAGCCGAACGAGCGTCTAGCATTTTATAAACTTCGAGGCCGTCCTTATCCTTGAGCGGAGTCAATATTTCCTGCATGCCATTTTTTGCAATCCTTACTGCTGCTGAAACGACCCATTCCTTATCGATCTTAACATGTTCATAAACTTCTGCAACTAATGGACGAGAAAGTTCATTAATCCTTGCCTTGACCTCAAATTTCCCCAAGAGTGATGAGCCGATACGATCAGCAGTTTTTGCAGAATATCCCGAACGAATTGCGGCCTGAGTTCCATTGTGATCCTTGATATATTCACGGCAAAATGCTTCCTGCTTTTCATTAAGTTTTTTAATATCGCCCCACCACCTCGTGTGCCATAAAATATCTATAAAAAAATCCCCTCGAGAGCAAAGTCTCAAAGGGAATAATTTGAATTATTAAGCTACAAAGCCTAGTTGTGTTACTATACTGAATTATAACTTGACAGATACAAAAAATCAAGCCCTTTTTCCCCTCTTTCAAAAATATCCGCAATTATTCGCAATTAATCTATCCGCTCTTACGAACACAGTCATAATCAAACATCACAAACTGCAACTTTAAATTACAATCCCAATTTAATATTTGACTTTAAAATATATGTCAGTGAGCGACAGCGAACGGCAGTATTTTAATTTGCCCCAATTTTTGACATTCCTGGGGTTAGAGATTTTAATCTTTAGATCTTAATCTTTAAATCTTTTAAGTACTTAAGATCTTAAAAGATTCTTTATTATATCATGCCTGTCAAGTACCTCCGGAGACACAATTTAAAAAATAAAGTGTGAACTTGCAAAGTCTTGCTATCACTAGTCCGCATCTAAATTGCAATTTTAGATGATCTAAAACTGTTTTTTAGATGATCTAAATGTGATTTTTAGATGATCTAATTTTACATTTTAGATAATGTTACATCATGTTTACACTGTTACAAAATGTCTGTAGGAGTCAGTAAAACTACGCATTACAAGCCTGGTCTAGCCTGTAGAATATAGTTACAGCAACGAGATATCACACTCTAAGGGGGATTTTATAATGTACATCAAAAAAGAATATGACTTCACGGATTTAAAAAATAATAGCTGGTCTGGAGCAATCAACACGCTAGAAATTATCAAGGCTGCGGGGAAAGAAGAAGAATTGATGAGCTTTTTAGAAGATGAGATTTTTACTGAAAAGACTCCTACGGAAACTGACGTTAACGACTTTCTTTGGTTCGAGCCTGAGATTATTTTTGAATCACTGGGGATAAAAACAGAAGAAGACGATGAAGACGAATAACAACTAAGGAGGCGAGGGGGGCGGCTCATACCGCCCTAAACCACAAAAGACGGTCCCAAGTCCGTCACTCAAAAGGAGGAGTTATTATGTTGTTAAGCGAAGCAAAAACGATCCGCGCGGAAATCGTCAAAACATGCCCAGCGGGGCATAAAGCCAGAAATATTTCAAAGAGGGTCATGCAGTCATTGATGAATGAGCGGGAATATATAGTTATTACTGCACTCGCAGGGAGGTATGATCGTCTGGCGCCAGATTATGAAATTGACGAGAGGTATTCAAAGCAGCTCAAAAGAGCGCACGATCTTATACAGCATTAGCCCTACTCCGACCTACCCTCAAAAGTGGGTCGGACATTCCTATAGCTAATAAATATCCAATATATCAAAAGTTTCGATATTATAAGGAGGCTATAAAATGAAAGAGTTTTTAGGTGTAACATTGTTTATTTTTGGCGCATATGGGGTCATATATTTGACCTGTGTTATTTTGGTCAGGCTATCATAAGGAGGGGTTAAAATGTTATTTAAGCATGACAGAATTAATGATCGCATAATAATAGGATTTTACGATGACAAAGGAGGCTTGCAATCCTTCAATCCCCATAATAGACATGAGAATTATAATGATTTAATAGTATTGGCAGATTGTATTTCTGCTATGGAGGCAGAAATGAGCGCAGCAAACAATGGTGAAGACGGGGCCTTTAGACGCTATGATGCGCTCGAAAAAACTGTTATAGAACAATATAATAAATTTATTCCTGAAGGATGGGACAAAGAAAGACCTTTGCAAGAAAAATTCTGGCGTGTTGTCCTGGAGGCATTTAATCAATATGATTGATATAGGTATAATTATAGGGATAGATGACGGAGTTATTCAGCAGAAAAACATAGAAATAACCAACGTTAATGATATTTTTGATGACGAAGAATCAGAAATTTTTAAACGTATAAAAGACGCATATATATCACAAAAAAACGAGGAGGAGTTAAAATGTCAACGTTTAAAATAGGTCAAGTGGGCTTAATCGTAACTGCAAATAAATTGGGCGATGACCGTCAGGGGTATTTCAGCTATGTAGGGATAAGCAAGGGTTTTCATTGTAACCATCATCTATTCAGGAGCATCAACGGTGGGTATATAATAAGTTTTACAGATATAGATTTTCGTTGCGGTGATGTGTCTTTTACAGAGGAGGGCAAGCCCTTTAAAAAGTCGTTTAGAAATAAAAAATTCACCGCAATTAAACAAGCTAGTGCATCACAATTTTTAGCTAGATTTGGCTACAACAATTACAATAGGGCTATATAGGGAGGTGCGGTAGTGCTGGCTTATTATGTTATAGCTATGGCCTTCGTTGCGGGGGTCAGCTTCGCAGGGATCATAATTGTATCATATGAGGTGTACTGTATTATCATGGAAAAATGGGACAGGAGGTAGGGATATGTTAGAAAAGGGGGATGTCTGGACTAAACAGCGTCTTGATGGCATTAAAGAACAGGTACTCCGCATCAAGGGAGGCGAGGAAAGAAAAGCCAGGTGTAAAGGTGAGAATGAGTTGCTCTTGATGTGTGAGGGCAAGCATCTGACCCAACGGGAGGCGATATATGCACAGTGTTTTGTCTGTTGTGGCTATTATGTCGATGGTAAAGAGGACTGCTGTAATAAAATATGTCCACTGTATTATTACATGCCTTACAGGGAGGGCTTTAAAGAGGACATAAGAAAGAAAAAAGAGTAATGACTATTTTCTGCTAATCCAATGTACGGAATCATTTTGAACGAAATTATAAGGAGGAATTTTTATGAGAGATATAGTAACAAACACAGTTAAGCCCCGAACATTTTCGCCAGTTAAAGTAGAGTTTGTTATTGAAACAAAGGAAGAGTTAAATAATCTTTGGGATATATTTATAAATAAATGCGACAATTTTTATCCTCTTTGGAGCGAACTAGACGAAATAAAAAGGGAACAGCTATAGAATAAACATCATACAAGGTGCATAGACCTTTAAGTAAAACTACGTATGTAAAAACAGTCTAGAATGGTATCGTGGGGTACATCTAGGCAAGGAAAGGGGAGGACTTAATGCCTTATCACAAGATAGACAGAGTTGCTTTAGTTGACATCAAAGGAGATGGTCGGCTGACAGAGGAAGAGAAGAGGCTTATCAGCAGGGAGTGGAAAAAAAAGAAGGGATTATTTAAACGGATCGTTGACTGGACAAGGAGGTATATACATGGATAGAGAGATATTGTTTAGGGGGAAAGTAACTAAGGTTCCCAAATACATGCAAGACAAAAATATAATGGCAGTAGGCGATTGGGTTTATGGCTCATACGTAGATTATCCAGGGGCACAGATATTTGACCTTGAGGATGTGTATATTGTCGACCCCGCCACAGTCGGACAGTTTACGGGGCTTTGCGACAAGAATGGGAAGAAGATATTTGAGGGGGATAAATTATACTGCGAGGCTCGGCTAGATAAAGCCGAGATGTACGTTGTGTTTGAACAAGGTCAATTCCGCATGGTGCTTTGCGATAAATTCAAGGAGTATGAAACAGGTAGAGGTTATTACGATATAAATAGTTTCCAAAAGACAGTCGTCGGCAACATCCACGATAAGGAGGAAGTTTAATGGGTAAGCTAGAAAAAGTCCCATCGAAGGCAAGTAAGGCTCATATACGCTATAAAGATAAGGATGGGAAAATAGTTCCTGGCGTAACCACCATACTAAATGCAACTATTAACAAGCCAGCACTTGTAAAGTGGGCCAACCAATTAGGCTTACAAGGTTACGACAGTACAGTATATGTCGATGAAACAGCCAAAATAGGCACGCTTGCCCACGAGATGATACAAGAGCATCTCGGCGGGAATAAGGTTGACTACGGTGCATACTCAAAAGACCAAATAAGCGCAGCAGAAAATAGCCTCTTGTCTTACTTCGAGTGGGAGCGCAGATTAGGCAAGCCTATTAAGACTATCCATATCGAGTTGCCCCTTGTCTCAGAGATGCTGAAGTATGGCGGTACAATAGACTGGTGCGGTATGATTGGAGATGAATACTGGCTTATTGATATTAAGACTGCGAAGGGGCTATATCCTGAGCACCAATATCAAGTATCAGCTTATTATGCTATGCTCCTTGAGAATAATTATAAGGTTGACGGTGTACGCCTTTTGAGGGTAGGGCGAAGCGAGGATGAAGGGTTCGATGACCATGTTGTAGCTAAGGAGAGATTAGTACAGGGGTTTGAAGTATTTTGTGCGGCAAGAAATCTATATAAAGCAAAGCAGAGATTTGAAAAGGGGGATAAGTAAATGTGCAAACAGACAGAAAGTATTGCTAAGTTGACGGAGGCACTTGTTAAAGTCCAGTCAGTCATGGAGACAGCAAGCAAAGATGCCAACAATCCATTTTTTAAGTCTAAATATACCACGCTTGCAGGATGTTGGGATGTCGCAAGGAAGCCTCTTGCGGATAACGGGCTTGCAGTTATTCAAACGACGACCTTTGATGAGGGCAACAGTGTTATCGTTGAAACAACGTTATCCCATATCTCAGGGGAGTGGGTCAGAGGGTCCCTAAAGATGCCGCTTGTTAAACTAGATCCGCAGGCGGTCGGCTCGGCTATAACATACGCTAGGCGGTATGCACTCTCGGCCATGATTGGCATTGTATCAGAAGAAGATGATGACGGTGAATCAGCAATGGGGAGAACACAGACACAGGTACAAGCTAAAACACCTATTAAACAAGAAGTCAAACAAGAAACGCCCAAAGACAAGCTGATTAAACAAGCCTATGGAGTGCTTATCAACGGGCTAAAGATGCCTAAAGAGGACATGCTTAATTATCTCAAAGGCGTAACAGGGAAAGACAGCATTAAAAACTGGCACGACCTTACTGAAGATGAGCTTAAAGAGGTTATATCCGTTGCGAAGAAAGATGCGGAAGGGAAGTAGGAGAGGGAGGGTATTATCCCTCCTTCTTCTTAGAGGAGAGCGACTAATGAATACGGACATCAGGATAAGCATATCATTCAAGGGGCATCGAAAGAGACTTAAACTGCAACAATTACTCGGCAAAGGGAGTACGGACTACCTGCTTGACCTATGGATAAACACAGCTATGAACCACCCTAAGGGTATCCTTACAGATATGGATGAGTATGACATAGCAATTGAAGCAGGGTATACAGGAGACGCTCATAAATTTGTCGATGCGTTGCTCACTTGCGGGCTATTAGAACAGCATAATGACGGGACTTATTATATACATGACTGGGATGAGCATCAGCGGTATGTCATGTTTGCCCCTGAACGCAGCGAGAAGGCTAAGCGAGCAGTGGAGGCACGGGAGAATAAGAGGGTATCTAAAAATACAAATGAGATCATCTTAATTGACGTTTTAGATGATCTAAATGTTGAGCCAAGATTATCCCCTTCTCCTGCTCCTTCTCCATCTCCTGATCCTTCTCCTAAACCTAAACCATCTCCAAAGAAGGGTAAGGATAAAAGCAACAGTGAGCATTTGGATTTATTTGATGAGTTCTATAATGCTTATCCAAGAAAAACAGAAAAGAGTGCTGCGAGGAAAAATTGGATCGCACGTATGAACGACAAGGAGAACCCTAACGACATTATTAAAGCTGCAATTGCCTTTGCACAGACATGCAAGAAAGAAGGAAGGGAGGAGAAGTATACTAAGCACCCTGCAACCTTCATCTCATCAACAAACGTTTGGAAAGATTATCTCAATATGTCCACTTCCTTCAAGGGTGAACTTACAAAAGAGGAGATAGAGCAACAGGAAAGGTTGATTGCCAAGTATGGAAAGTAAAACTATCGAAGATGCAATGAAACAACCTTTTGATGAGGATGCAGCATGGCGGGATTTAATAACCTGGCTCAAATGGAAGTTCGGGGACTTTGAGGAATACCAAGTAGAGGATAAGCAGTTTATCGAACTCAGGCGTGCGTTTGACCACGAACAGGACTGCAAGGTATGTACGGACATCACAGAGTGCCATCACTCAATGGCAAGGCTTATACCTTATCAGACACAGGTTAATGGCTTTACCGTAGTCAAGGTTGCCGCCGAGTGCTGCCAGGGGGTAAAAGAAGTCAAGGAAACAAAGAATAAGACAGACATGCTAGAGGCTTCAATGATCCCACGGAACAGGAGGCGGAACTCTTTCACTAACTTTGAGACAACAGGAATGTCGGTACAGCTTATGGCGGCAAAAGGGCTTGCCCTTGAATGTGCGGAGAATGGAAGGGGCTTGCTTATCGGAGGGAATGTAGGTTGCGGAAAGACACACCTTGCCCTTGCTGTCGCACTCCATGGCATAGAACATGGCAAGAGTGCGCTATTTTACTCACTTCCTGAGTTACTTGACAAGATAAGAAAGGAGGTAATAAATGGGTCTACAGACCTACTTGACAGAGCCAAAGTGGTTGATATACTGGTCATAGACGATTGTGGCACACAGCGGTTCAAGGACTTCGGTGATGAGACTATCTTCAAGATAATTGACTCTCGTTATAACAATAAACTACAGACAATAATCACAACAAACGCAATCGGCATGGATAAGTTTAAAGAGATGCTCAAAGGTAAGGAAGGGGAGAGCGACAGGTCAGAGAGGATATGCTCAAGGATATTGGAAATGACGGAGCAGATATGGTTGCCTAATGAGGGAGATTATAGGAAGGTCAAGAGGGAGGAAGAATAAGTGAAGCTAGTCTACATAGCCCACCCGCTCCGAAACGATCCACACTTTAACAAGGCAAGGCTGAGTGAGATTCTGAATAATAACTTTAAATCGTACCAAGAGATGCACGTTATACCAGTCAGTCCGATACATTTGTTTGGCTACCTTGACCCAGGCGTTGACGTTATGGCTGAATGTTTAGAGTTGCTTTATCATTGCGATGAGTTATGGGTGGTCGGAGACTGGAAAAACAGCACGGGAACTTGTGAAGAGATAGGGTTTGCAAAGAGCAACGGAATAAAAATAAGGTATATTGAGGGGGACAAGCAAGATGGCTAGGGGTTACAATAAAGTTATATTGATTGGAAATATGGTCAGGGATGCGGAGATGCGTGGCAGAGAGAGTAAGGTTGCATCTTTTACGATAGCAGTCAGTCGCTCATGGAAGGATAAGAGCGGAACAAAACAGGAAGCAACGGACTACATCAAGTGTGTGGCGTTTGGGAGTACGGCAGAGATAGTCAGCAGTTATACTTCAAAGGGTAGTCGGATTGCGGTTGACGGGGAACTCAGGGAAGAGAAATACACTAATCAGAGCGGTGAGAAAAAGTCAAGCTGGGTCGTACATGTCAACAACGTAGTCTTACTTGAAAGAAGGCAGGAAGCACAGCCAACTGAGGCTGAATTGCCTGTAGAAGCGGAAAGTTTTAACCTGGACTTTGAGCAGGGTCCTGAACTTGGACAAGTAGAAATACCATTCTAAGGAGGAGATATTATGATTCTCAGAAGGTGCATCAAGTGTGGCAAGGAGATAGATAAAGGCGAGCGGTCATTTGACATTATCAACAACCTAAACTGGCATAAGATAGGTGTTGTGTGTGAGAACTGTTTGCACACCTACGAAGAAGAAGATATACATGACCCTGACGTTGAGGGAGCAAAGATAGAGAAGGAACCTTCTGTTGAGGAAATAAGGTTGGATATGCTAGAACGCACTGTTGAGGCTCTGTGTGAAATTATCAGATGTACGTCAGATGCAAATTATTACTGCGGCACTAAGGATTGCCCGGAAAAATTATTTGGGAAGCCATGCCCATTTGAAAATATTGACCTGTTTTTGGAGAGGGGAAAATGATCTGTGTTCTTTGCGACTGTGAAATCTGCTGAGGCGATCCATCATACGAAGTCGTGGACTTCGAGACAAGAGAAGACGCTGGCGTAGTCTGCACTGAATGCGCGGAAACGTTAGAGAGGGAGGAGGATTATGACTAATTGATAGAATACTACAACGAAGATTGCATGGAGGGCATGAAGCGGTATAAAGATAAGCACTTCGACTTGGCGATTGTAGATGTTCCGTATGGAATTGATGCTGCGAATACATTCGGCGGGGAGCAGAGGCGTAGCGGTAACGGCGCTGCAATGAAAACCGCTTTTGAGAAAAAAGACTGGGATGCGGGTATACCTGACAGCGCGTACTTCGAAGAGCTTATGCGCGTTTCAAAAAACCAGATAGTGTGGGGCGCTAACTACATGAGCCACCTGCTGCCACCATCAATGGGCTGGGTTGTATGGGACAAGGATAACGGAACCACTAAATTCAGCGATGCAGAGCTTGCTTTTACGAGCTTCAACAGAGCTTTTGCGGATATGGAAGTACACGTGGAATGGAATGATTCAAGGTGACATGAAGAACAAAGAATCACGAATCCACCCCACCCAGAAGCCCGTCAAGCTCTATAAGTGGTTGCTCCACAACTACGCCAAGAAAGGCGATTTAATCTTAGACACACACGTTGGCTCAGCCTCTAGCCTGATAGCTTGTTACGACATGGGTTTTGATGCAGTGGGTTTTGAACTTGACAAGGATTATTACGAGGCAAGCAAGAAAAGACTAGAAGAATTTATGGCACAAGGGAGGTTATTTGATGATTGAGACTAAAGACCAAGAAAAAACCTGCCACACCTGTAAGCACCTCCGCTTAAAAGATTATGTTATAGGCATCTGCCTTCGCACTTGTGAGATAAAACAGCCTTGCAACTCTTGCGGGGAGTGGGAGGAGCAGGAGGAAAGGGATTGGTATGCTTGTTGACGAAGCCGAAAAACTAATGTGTCCGTTTGGTAATGACTGCGTTACTTACCAGTGCATGGCGTGGCGGTGGTTTGACACGGAGATTAAGAACGAGGGCTACTGCGGTTTGGCTGGGAAGGAGGGGGCGGAGTGATGGAAGAACTTAAGAGGAGCGGATGGCATCTTTCAAAAGAGACTAAGTTAAAAATCAGTCTCAAAGCACGTGGCAAACAAAGGCATTTAACGCATGGATTAACACTAAGCCATCCCAAATTACATGCCCTTTGGAGTAGCATGAAGACTAGGTGTACAAATCAGAATAGAGCTAAATATAAAGACTATGGGGCAAGAGGTATTTCTGTCTGTCAAGAGTGGCAGAATGTAGAAAATTTCATAGAGTGGGCATTGAACAATGGTTATCAAGAAGGATTACAAATTGACCGTATTGACAACAATGGTAACTATCAACCCGACAATTGCCACTTTGTAACACCGATGGAGAACAGTAGAAATAGGAGAAACACAAAACTTCTAACGCTTTTTGGTGAAACAAAATGTGTAGCCGAGTGGTGCGAGACTGTCCCGATTAGTGCCTTTACTGTTTATTGGTGGATAAGAGAGAAAGGCAGGGAATACGCTGAGCAAAGAACATCCGAAGCAATCGTCGCATGGAACAGGAGGACACAAAACATTGGGAAAAAGGAATGTTGTGTGCAGGGTGAAGAACAATGAATCCCGCTGACATCTGCCGAGAGTGCGAACTGGCGCAAAAAGTGCAACAACTGGAAGATGCTATCAAAGACCTAATTAGTGCTGTGAATGATTTAGAGGTTTGCCCTACCTGTTATAAAGATTCAGGTGAATTCTTATGTTCAGGGTGTCCGTGGCATCAGGCGAAGGTGAAGGCTATTAGGTTGTTGGTGAAGGAGGAATCGGAATGAATCCAGAAGCAATCAATTCCGTAATAGATAATCTCGCAAGTAAACTGGCGGTACCAGCGGCTAAGTTGATGGAAGTATTACCTAATCTTGGTTTTAAGACCGCAGTAGAGTTCGGCTTGTTGGTTGCATTTTTGGGGTTTGGTTTATTCCTAATAATCTTAGGAATATTGGCGACAAGATATTTCAAGGAAGATTTCATGTGTTTTGTGATTATGGGAGGAATAATAGTGTTAGTCAGTTTTATGATAGCCCCGGCCGTTTTGCCTGATTTTTTGTTGTGGCGCAATTATCCCGAAGCATGGGCGTTGGATTATGTATTCAAGATGTTGAAATAAGGAGGAAGCGGAATG